TGAATGCCGTGTGTTTTATGTAGCAGCCACACGCGCTCGTAATGAGCTACACATAGTACAACCACAAAGAGATGGAGGATTCATAATATGAGTTTTAGTAGTGGATTGGCTGTAAGTAAAAACAGCATAAAAAAAGAAGATATATTAAAAAAAGCTAGTAACTTAGTTAGTGATGCTAGAGAAGGTACTCATGGTGATGCCAGAGAAAATCATGAACAAATTGCAGAGTTTTGGAATATACTCCTTGATAATAAATTAAAACCAATGGCTTCAATTACATGTGATGACGTAGCTGTAATGATGGCTTTATTAAAAATATCAAGATCAACACAAGGCACGTTTAATCTAGATGATTATGTCGATGCCTCAGCATACATGGCAATAGCAGGAGAATTAAAACATGACAGTTAACTCAGATTGGATAGCACCAACGGAATTCCCGGACTTAAGTGACCGAGAGAAAATAGCAATTGACTTAGAAACATGTGACCCAGGATTAATTAAAGATGGTCCTGGGTGGCCTAAAAAGATAGGTGCGGTTATTGGTATAGCATTAGCAGCTAATGGATTTAAAGCTTACTACCCAATTGCCCATGAGGGTGGTGGAAACATGGATAGTAAGAAAGTTATAAAGTATATTAAATCTTTGTGTGAAGATGAAAATTTAGAGAAAGTGTTTCATAATGCGCAATACGATATAGGTTGGCTTAGTGTGCTAGGCATAGAAGTTAAGGGCCGTATTCATGACACAATGGTAGCGATGGCACTTATAGATGAGAATAGATATTCTTATACATTAAATAGTATATCGTTTGATTACCTTGGTGAGTTTAAAAGTGAAGCTAAACTTAAAGAAGCTGCTGCTGCGTTTGGTGTAGATCCAAAAGCAGAAATGTACAAATTACCGGCTACATTTGTAGGAGAGTATGCTGAGGAAGACGCAAGGCTAACGTTAAAGTTGTATGAGAAATTAGCATGGGAGATTAAGAAGGATAATCTTGACACTATATACGACATAGAATGTAAATTAATCCGTGTAATATTTAACATGACGAAGAAGGGTGTTCGTTTTGATGAAGATAAGGTAGTTGATTTAAATAGTAAATTTAAAAACAAAGAGAAGAAACTTTTAAAAAGAATAAAAGATTTAACTAACCAGGATGTAGAGATATGGGCTGCGGCTTCTATTGCCAAGGCTTTTGATTCAATGAACTTACCTTATGAGAGAACAAGCAAGACTGACTCACCATCTTTTACAAAGATGTTTTTAACTGACCATCCACATGAGCTACCTCGTCTTATAATGCAGGCACGTGAGCTTAATAAATTACGTGGCACTTTTTTACAAGGTCTGTTAAAACACAACACAAATGGTAGAATTCACGCGCACATTAATCAAATTAGATCTGATAGCGGTGGTACTGTATCTGGTAGATTTAGTTACAATCATCCTAATTTGCAGCAGATACCGAGTCGCGGTCAATTTGCTCAAGAAATACGGAAATTATTTATCCCGGAAATTGGAGAGTATTGGCTTAAAGCAGACTACTCGCAACAAGAGCCCAGGTTACTTACGCATTGGGCGTGTCTCGTCGGACAAATGGGCGCTGAAGAAGTTAAAGAAGCCTATAAGAAAAGTGATCTTGATTTTCACCAACAAACAGCAGACATGGCAGGGGTTGAAAGAAGACTAGCTAAGACTATTGGTTTAGGTGTAATGTATGGAATGGGTTACAACAAGATGGCACGTGAGTTAGATATAGACCCACAAGATGCTAAAAAAATGTTAAAAGATTTCCGAGAAAGAGTGCCTTTTATGCAAGGAATGCTCGAAGCTGTGATGAATCGTGCTAATTCTAAGGGCATTATTCGTACATTACTGGGCCGTAAATGCAGATTTGATCTGTGGGAGCCTACACAGTGGGGTGTACATAAAGCATTGCCACACAATCAAGCTAAAGTAGAGTATGGTGAAGCAATAAAAAGAGCTGGTACATACAAAGCTTTAAACAGATTGATACAAGGATCAGCGGCAGACCAGACAAAGAAAGCCATGGTAGATGTGTATGAGGAGTTAGGAGTGGTGCCTTTAATACAAGTACATGATGAGTTAGATTGTTCTGTTAAAGACGAGAAACAGGCTAAAGAAATACAACGTGTCATGGAGACATGTGTAGAACTAGAAGTACCATCCAAGGCGGATATAGATCTTGGGGAAAGTTGGGGTGGATGATGAGTTGGATATGTAGTGTGTTGCTAATATGTTCTACGTTTAATCCAATAATGGATTACACAAACAATGATGAATTTATTGCAGATGTTAAAACATGTGCATTACATCTTAATTCTTTGTTAGATGATGATGAAAGGGTGCCTGTAAGTTTAGTCATAGCACAAGCAGTTCATGAATCTAATTGGGGTAAATCTAGATTTGCGGTAGAAGGCAATAACCTCCTTGGAATCCGCACATTTGACTCGACAGATGAACAACTAAAGCCGCTAAATAAACCTAATGCGAGCTGGGGGCTTAGGATCTTTGAGACAAAGTGCGAATCCGTTTCTTACTATATGTGGTTACTAAATTATAACCACAACTATTCACAGTTTAGAGAAGAAAGATTATCACAGTATATCAACAACATAATAGACACTGAAAAGCTTGCTATGACTCTTGCAATATATGCTGAAGATGTATATTATACGCAAAAAATCATCCGTACATTACAGAAATTGGAGACCTATGACAGAGACTAAAAAACCCGGGTACAAAGAACAAGGCAAAAGCCGTGCAGCAAATCAAAAAGCTGTTGAAGGAGTTAAACCAGGATTTGCCATTAATCATGAACAAATGGCATTTGAAAGACGTAAGCTTTTAGAAGAGATGTCTAGTAAAATGACTCCTGATAAAAAACAATTAAACATGATGGCAGCAGTAGCAGCTACGGAAGAACCTAAATATTTTAAAACAACTAATTTAACTAAGACGGGAAAACCAGCAGAATATGATGGAACAGACGGAAAAGGTGAGCCACGTGAACCTACCTTACGTATATTATCACTAGGAGCTGGTGTTCAATCATCTTGTTTAGCTTTAATGGCGCAAGAAGGATTAACCAAACATAAACCAGATTATATGATATTTGCTGACACTGGATGGGAACCATCTTTTGTTTATGAACATGTAGAATATTTAAAGAAAGCAATAACGATTTGTCCTATAATTACTGTGGAGCGAGGAAACATCAGGGAAGACCTTATCAAAGCAGCGAACCCAGAACCAGGGTCTAAGGAAGAGTCAAAGTCGTTTGCTGGTCGTGTACCAAACCCACCTTTGTTTGCTGCACGTCCTAATGGTGGAAGAGTGGGGATGCTTTATAGGCAGTGTACACATGATTATAAAGTTATCCCTATTCAAAAGAAAATGCGTGAGTTACTAGGTGTTAAACCTAGGTACAGAGTACCTAAAGATAAAATTGTAGAACAATGGATTGGTATATCTACTGATGAAGCCATGCGTATGAAAAAAGCTAGAATGCCATGGTTGACATCTCGTTGGCCTTTAATTGAAATGAAAATGTCCCGTGCTGATTGTTTGCAATGGTACCGAGATATTAAAAAACATCCTATGCCAGGTAAATCATCGTGTATTGGTTGTCCTTATCATCACAATGACCAGTGGAAAAACATGCAGAAAAACTATCCAGAAGATTGGGAAGATGCATGCGACCTTGATGAAAAAATAAGGCACGGATTAAAGAACACGGAGACAGAATTGTTTTTACATAAATCGGCAAAGCCACTTAGAAGCATAGACTTTCAAGCACCTAACCCACAATCGTCATTATTTGGTGAAACATTTGATGAAGAGTTTGCAGATGAATGCGAGGGTATTTGTGGAGTATGATAAAAAAACCGTGCGCCAAGGACCTGAATTTTTATGTTCAGAATGTGACACATGGTTTAAAAAACTAGTTTACTGGACGAGTAAAAAATTTAACCCGGATCAAAAATACCAAATGGTGTTCTTATGTGGTCCAAAATGTGCAACGGAGAAATATGAAAGACAAAACAATTGAAGATACTGAAATTACTGTAGCTAAAATACCTATACAAGAAACACGTTTGTTTTACGAAAACTACACTAACCATGAAAATTTAAATAATCTTATTATGGGTGAAATAGATGAGATTCGTAAAAAAGATCCAACAGGATTGCCTGGAGG